ATGCTGGGATGGAAGCCCATTATACGGCACTGTCGTAATTGTGGAGCAAAGATAGTTGGTTTTAAGAACAAGCAAGGAGTAGTTAAAGTGGATTGCCCGAAATGCGGAGTAAGTAGCATCAGCAAAATGCTTGACAGGCGGCATGAGCGATGTGATACATACGCTCCTCCGGGCATGGAAAGTTTGGACGAGGACGAAGACGAAGCGGACAACTGAATAACGTATAACGACGGGCATGGTCGAGGCTGAAACAGCGCCTTTTTATAAATCCAAGCCCAGGTCATATACTTGAACTATCGGTGGTTAAGCCGGAAACGTGAAGCCCCGACAGAAAAGATTCCCTAAATGGGGGTCTTATCTGTCGGGGCATTTTTTTTGCCCAACGCCCCGAAAAAACTTTTGAAAAATTTTTCAAACAGTAGGAAAACCCTACGGTTTGACTTCTAAAATACAGCCATCAAGAGCAAAGGGGGTGAGGTAAGTGAAAGCGAATGAGCGTCGTATGGCAATTTTAGAAGCTTTATGCGAGAGAAGACATGAACAAGTCGCAAACTTGGCGTTCGAGTTCGGTGTTACGTCGTGGACGATTCGCCAAGATATTCAGACGCTTTCCTTATCTTATCCAGTTTATACGACACAAGGGAACGGAGGTGGCGTTCATGTGGTAGATGGCTATCGGATGGGGAAACAGTATTTGACAAAAGAGCAGAAAGACCTGCTTGAAAAATTAGCGACGCGGCTCACGGGTGAGGACTTTCAGACGATGCAGTCTATCCTAAAAAAATTCAGCGAGCCGTCCAGAGGAGACAAATGAAAGTTAAAGCAGCACTTTTGGCGATGGCAATGCGCCAAGCGAAAATCAGTCTCATTCTTTTGGCATGGGAACTGAACATGAAACAAAAAGAGTTTGTTCGTACCGCAAAACAAGGCGCATTTGACTACAAACAGAGCAAACGGCTCCTGGAAATATTCGGAGCGGAAGTGATGGCAGAAGTAATCGATTGGGAGGGCATGAATGTACGCAATCCGCTCATCTGATACCTTGCGAGTGTACGATGCCTACCTTTATCGAGACGGGCTGAAAAACATTCCGGGGCGATACTTCGATGCGGACGATAAAGCATGGGTATTTCCGTACACGGACGAAGCAGTACGGACGCTGGAACTGCTCGGCGCGAGGCTCGGCGACGGAATAGAACCGTCATCTCAAAGCAAGGCTGTCGCAAAGAAATACGAGACGATAAACACCCAGCCGAGAGTGAAAGCCACCTTGTATGCGCACCAAGTCAGAGCATATAACTTCGCGCTCGAAATGCTTGAAGAGGTGCGCGCGGCAGCGATATTCGCAGACATGGGTACAGGGAAGACTCTCATCACTATCAGTACGGTCGGGACTCTATATGAACAGGAGCACATCCATAAAATGCTCGTGGTATGTCCGAAGTCCATCGTCGGGGTATGGGAAGAAGAGTTCCGAAAGTTTGCGGGTTTTCGATACGCGCTGACGGTATTGGATGGGACGCTCGAAAAAAAGAAGTGTGCCTTTGAGTTCATGAACGGCACGGCGTTGCAAGTCATTGTGGTGAACTACGAAAGTTGCTGGCGGCTCGAAAAGGAAGTGTCAAAGTGGCGACCGGACATCATTGTCTGCGATGAGTCGAGCAAAATCAAGAATCCCCAGACCGCGCAATCCAAAGCCCTGCATAGGCTCGGACGGATTTCAAAATACAACATGATTTTGACGGGAACACCGACGACGGGCAGTCCGCTTGACTTTTTCAGTCAGTACAAATTCCTTGACGAAAGCATCCTCGGCACGAGTTATTATCTGTTTCGGAACAAGTACGCGATCTTCGGTGGGTATCAGCGGCACCAGGTCATCGGTTATCAAAATCTCGCAGAATTGGTTGAGAAAGTTCATGCCATCGCTTTCCGAATAAGGATAGAGGATGCGGTCGACCTGCCGCCGTTCATTGACGAAGTTCGGAGCATACGTCTTGAGGAGCGGGCGCGGGTAATCTATGATAACTTAAAACGTGACTGCTGTGCAATGCTTGCGGAGGGTGAGGTCACGGCGAGGAATGTGCTGACGCAGCTCTTGCGGTTATCGCAATGTACGGGCGGGTTCATTCGCAGCGACGAGATAAGTGAACCGCAGAAAGTAAGTGAGGCAAAACTCGAAGCCCTTGAAGACATAGTGGACGGATGCATGGATGAGGGCAAGAAACTGGTCGTCTTTGCAAGATTTGTCCCGGAGATCGAGGCGATAGAGCGAATGCTGAAAAAGAAAGGAATCGGATATTCGCTCATCATGGGGAGCGTGAAAGACAGAGCCGAGCAAGTGCGCAGGTTCCAGGAAGACGAAGACGTTCGGGTTTTTGTCGGGCAACTTCAGACCACGGGTATGGGGCTGACCTTAACCGCCGCCTCGGTAGCCGTTTATTATTCCCTGGACTTCAGTTACTCCAACTACGAGCAATCGCGGGCAAGGATACATCGTATCGGACAAAAGAGAAAGTGCCTGTACATTCATTTGGTTTGCAAAGGAACGGTCGACGAAAAAGTCATGAACGCACTCAAGCATAAGGGCGATATTGCCAAGCTGATGGTGGACGATTGGAGGAGTTTGCTCAATGGGTAGTTTCAAAGATTTAACCGGACAGCACTTCGGGCGGCTGACGGCATTGGAATCTCTGCCGCCCCACGGCAAGAATTCCGCAAGGCTTTGGCTCTGCGAATGCGAGTGTGGAGAAATAGCAATCGTCAGAGGGACAGACCTCACGAACAGGCATACCATGTCGTGCGGATGTTATCGGAAAATGAAAAAAGCAGTACCCATGTCCGAACTTCGCTTGCACAGGATATGGTCGAACATGAAACAGCGATGCGCGAACCCGAATAAGCGCGACTTCAAGTATTACGGGGCAAGAGGTATATCGGTCTGCGAGGAATGGCGGCAAGATTTTTGGAACTTTTATCACTGGGCAATGCTGAACGGCTATAAGGACGGACTGACCATCGAGCGCGTCGATTATGACGGGAACTACGAGCCGAACAATTGCAAATGGATAAAAGCGACGGAGCAGCAGCGAAATATGCGCACCAACCGAGTGTTCGAGGTGTTTGGGCGTCGGTTTACTCTAACAGAATTGTGCCGACTTTACGGACAGCCGAGAAGCACGGTAACAGACAGGCTGGACAAAGGACAGCCGCTACTTACGGCATTAAAGAAAAACGGGAGGTATAAATTGGACAACAGGCTTTTGGAACTGTCGGACAGGCTCAAAGAGCTGCGCGACAAAAAGGGCGATCTCGAATATGAGGTCAAACAGGTAAACGGGGAGATTGAGAACATCACCACCGAGATGATAGGGCTCATGACGACCGATGAGTTGTCGAGTTTTAATCGCAACGGTGTTACGTTCTCGCTCGTTACGCAGGAATACCCTGCGCCCGAACCCGAGAGAAAACCGGAACTTTGGGCGGTGATGAAAGAGCAGGGGTTCGAGCATCTGTTCACGATCAATGCCCAAACTCTGCAAGCAACGGTCAAAGAGTTGATTGCAGAAAACGACGGGGTTCTGCCGACATGGTTGGATGGACTCGTCAAGATTGCGGAGAAAAATTCTATCCGCCTGACAAAATCGAAGAAATAAAAAAAGGAGATATCAATCATGGCAAACGAAATCGCAAAGAAAGAGAACACGGAACTGACCTACAATGAGGGCATCGACCTCGCCAGTGTATTTGCGGAGGAAATGGATGGACTCACGCCGACCTTTGAGCGCATCAAGATTCCCTCGGGCGGCGGCATCTCGTTCGAAGTGCCTGGCGACGATCCCGAGAACCCCGACACGGTCAAAGAGTTCAAGGCAGTCATTCTGTATCATCATCCCATTAACTGCTACTACAAAGAAGAGTACACGGGTGGCAACAATCCTCCCGATTGCGGCTCGATGGACGGTCACGTCGGGATCGACGCGGAGAGCGGTGAAGTGAAGAACTGCGCCGAGTGTCCGTTCAACAAGTTCGGCAGCGGCAAGAACGGCGCAAAGGCTTGCAAGCAGAAACGCCGCATCTATCTCCTGCGTGAAGGGGAGGCTCTGCCCACGCTGCTCTCGTTGCCTACGGGTTCGCTCGCGGCATTCTCGCGCTACATCATGAACTTGCTCGGCAAAGGGAAAAAGAGCAATGCGGTCGTGACGCGGTTTTCGCTCAAGAAAGCCCAGAACAGCGGCGGCATCAATTATAGCCAGGCGGTATTCGCGCTCGATCGTTCGCTCACGCCCGAGGAAATGACGAACGTCAATCGTATGACCGAGCAGGTCAAGGCACTTGCGAACAGAGTCGTTGCGCTCGACGAAGAATAATCCGGCAGGGGGAAGGGCGGCGGCTTAACCGTCGCCCCAAGACCCCGAAGGAGTTCTATGAAGAGACAAAAGATCGTTTATATCTGTTCGCCGTTGCGCGGTGATCTGGAGGGGAACATCGCAAAAGCCAATTTTTATTCGAGATTCGCATACGAGCAAGGGTGCATCCCGATTGCGCCGCACACGATTTTCACGCAATTCCTCAATGACGGCAATCCGAATGAGAGAAAGAGCGGAATGGCTATGGGGCTTGAACTCCTTGACCGTTGCGACGAATTGTGGGCATTCGGACCGCTTATCAGCGACGGAATGAAAAAAGAGATTGAACACGCCCGAAGAAAAGATATCCCGATTCGATATCTATCGGAGAGCCTGGAGGAAGAATGACGGACATTTTCGAAACGGTAAAAAGCCAAGTAAAAATAGCCGACGTGGTGGAGTTTTTCGGCGTAAAACTGAACAGCCGGGACAAGGGGCTTTGTCCGTTTCATCGTGAGAAGACTGCTTCGTTTTCCGTGGACCGCAAGAACAACATCTTCACTTGCTTTGGCTGCGGAGAGACGGGCGACGTCATCACGTTTGTGTCCAAGATAAAAGACATCGAGCCATACGAGGCAGCGAAACTGCTCGCGGAGATTTACCATATCGACGTGCAGGATGCAAAGCCGCAAAAGCCGAGCATTAAAAAATACCTGCAAGCCTGTATGAAAGATGCGGACAAGACGGATTATTTCGCAAAGCGTGGACTGACCGCCGAAACGGTCAAGAAGTTCTGTTTGGGGTTCGATATTCACCGGAACGCAGTCGTCCTGCCATATTCATCCGAGCTGACATATTACCAAACCAGGAGCATTGCCGACAAAAAATTCTATAAGCCACCGACCGAGGAGGCGGGAGCCGAGCCGTTGTTCAATCGCAAGGCTTTGTGGGCGTCGGACAAGGAACCGGTCTTCGTGGTCGAAAGCCCGATTTGCGCCTTATCCGTTATGCAATGCGGAGGACTTGCGGTGTCGCTTTGCGGAGTGGGTGGGACGAGCAAACTCATCAAAGACTGCAAGATAAAAAAGCCGACGTCGCCTCTCGTGCTGTGCTTGGACAATGACGAACCCGGACAGAAAGCTTCCGAGCAGCTCGCCGCCGAACTCACGGAGATGGGAGTGCGGTATGTGGTCTTTAATATTGCCGGAGAATGCAAAGACCCGAACGAACTGCTCATGCAGGATGCCGGGAAATTCAAAGACGGAATCGCCGCCGCCAAGCACGAGGTGAAAAAGAAGTATAAGCGCGGCGTGGCGAGCATCTCGGCAAGCGAATTGCAGTCAGCGGTGATAGACCCACCGGAATGGTTGATACCGGAAGTCTTGCCGCAAGGACTCGCAATTCTTTGCGCCTCGTCAAAGGTCGGTAAAAGTTGGATGGCAATGCAGATGTGTGTGGCGATCAGCCAGGGGAAACAGTTCCTGGACTATCCGACCAACACATCGGGATGTTTGTACCTTGCACTCGAGGACGGAGTATTCCGATTAAAGGACCGACTGAACAAAGTCCTCCACGGCGGGCAAGCACCGGGTAATTTTTATTTATCGGTCAAGGCGGGCGGGTTGGACGGCGGGCTCATCAAACAGCTCAACGAAGAACTCGATGAACACCCGGATATCAAACTCATCATCATCGATACATTGCAAAAAGTGAGGGGATCGGCAAAACGGAACGAACTCGCCTATGCGACGGACTACCGTGAACTCGGTGGGCTGAAGGAATATGCCGACCAAAAACGCATCTGCATATTCCTCATTCATCACCTGCGCAAGATGGCAGACGAGAACGATGTGTTCAACATGATTTCCGGGTCGAACGGCATCATGGGCGTATGCGACACGATATTCATCATCTACAAAAAGAAACGCCAAGACGAAAATGCCATGATGTTCATGACAGGGCGAGACATCCGGCAGAAAGACATCGTGGTGCATTTCGACGAAACGGAGTATCGGTGGGAAATGGTCGGCTCGGCAGAGGAAGAGGAGCGCAAACGCAAAAAACGGGAGTATGACAATAACCCGATCGTTCGGACGATGAAGGAGTTGGTGAACAAGCCGCCATTCGTATGGAAAGGAACGGCGACCGATATGATGAAATCGGTGTTCGATGTGACAGGGGAAACTTTTGCGGGATCGTCCGCGACACTCGGAAAAATGATTTCGGAGATAGAGACACAGCTCTACTGCGACGGTATACAACATACGACCAAGCGCAGCGGGGCAAACAGGATGCACTACTTCACCAAACGACAGGATTACAGACCTTACAGGCAGGGATATTTATTCGATGACGGCGACGAGGAATAATCTAAAATCCGTATCGGTGTTCGGGAATTCTGTAAATTCCCTGTCACCAGGCAAAGAAACTATGTTTTCCCTGTCGAGGTCGAGATTGTCTGTAAAAAAACTGTTGCCGAGAAAATGGCTGAAAAATCGCCTGTTTTGGGCAAAAAGTGGGCATTTTGCAAGGGTTTTGCGGGATGTTTTCCTCGGGTTTTGCTCACGGGCAGAGCCGTTTCCTGTAAAAAAACTCCGGGCATCGAAAAAACCTATAAAAAAACTGTGGGACTCGACCGTCCATATATTTCGCATATATGCATTCGCGGAAAGCGCATATTTGGGCGGTTTTGAGTCGCTTTCGATGGGTTTTGAAGGGGTTTTCGCTCTAAAATCCATATCGCAAACCCGAAAAACTCTAAAAAAACTGTCGGCAGCCGAAATCGCTGTAAATTCCGTATCGCTGCCCCGAATTCCTATAAATTCCATGTCGGGAAGGACGGGAGCTGTAAAATCGGGCAGACAGCGGATCGCGGTAGGAAGATACCGCTTAATTGTGACGGGAGATGACGGCAAATACAGAAACCAACCGTCACTACTGTCACAACCGTCACTACCGACGCAGATAGGAAAAACAAAAAACCAGAAGAGAGATTACTGTCACACTGGTAAAGTAGTATTTTATGACGGGTGTGACGGGAATGACAGGAGATTTTATGAAAGAGAGTGAGTTGATACGAAAAATCAGCGAATACCTCAAGAGTGTTCCCGACCTGTTCTTTTGGAAAGAGCATGGCGGTATGTATGGCACGGCGGGCATTCCCGATTTGATAGTCTGTTATCGGGGACGGTTCATCGGGCTGGAGTGCAAAGTCGGAAAAAATGAAGCAACCGTTCTGCAATCGCTGATCATCCGCCGCATCTTGCGGGCGGGAGGTTATGCGATGATAGTGCGGTCGGTCGAGGAAGTAAAACAACTGATATCAGCTTTTGAGCAGGAGTAATATGCAAGCGACGGAAAGAATGATTCACAAAGTATCGGTAGCGGAGGAAGCCGTTTTCGATTATGAAGAGTTGGTCGGCGCGCAGCCGCCCATCCGCGACATTAAGCAGGAGGTCGAGATCTATCTGAACATAACCGCTGCCCGGGCGCGTGGATATTATTTCCGAGTGAAGTATTACGACGAGGCGATAGACCGGATGCTGATGCTCTTCCTGTACAAGGGCGAGAAGTTCGGGCGAATGCAGGTTTGGAAAGTAACGGGGATATGCTTTGCGGAAGACTGGACGGAAGAGCAGGAGGATAGCGGTCAGATTCGGTTTTGGCTGAAGACAAAGATATGCGACCTTCCTCCCGAGGCGGATTGGGTGGTCAAATATCGGGTGTGGCAGGAAGAGAAGGCAAAAGCACGGGAGGACTACAATGACTGAAGTGGAGATCAGGGAATACCTGCAAAATTATAGAGACAGGAAAACAATAGCCGATTACAAGGCGCAAAACGGCAGGAAGGATGACAGGGACGTGGTGTGCATCCAGGCAATCGAGAATTGTATGCGGTTACTGCCGGACGGACTCGGGGATATTCTTCGGATGCACTATATCGAGAGAAAATCCTTGCGGAAGATCGCAGCGGAGCATTTCTATTGCAAGGACACTATTGCCAAGCGCAGGGACGAGGCAATAGCCCTTATGGGTGAGTGCTTGGCAAGCGTATGAAAGCATAGACAATGGTAGACACTTTTCCTCCGAAAGTAGCCAAAACGTGCGTATAATGAGAGTAGGTAATATCCTCCGAGGGGGAAGGGAGCGACCCGAGCGGCGTGATGCCGGGAGAGAATATGAGAATGGGGGGAAGCGCTCCCTTCCCTTGTGTTTATGAGGAATAAATAATGCCGAGAAAACCCAAACGCCCCTGCAGCTACCCCGGGTGTCCGAGACTGGTAGAGGGGCAATACTGTGAGGAACATAAAAAATTAACGGATGCACAGTACAATAAATATTCGAGGGACAACTTCTCAAAGAGTTTCTACAAGACCCCCGAATGGCTGTTCGTTCGTAAGCGGCAGCTCGCAGAGCATCCGTTCTGTGAGGAGTGCATGAAGAGAGGGCAAGCGGTGCGGGCGGTTATTGTGGACCATATCCGCCCTATCAAGCAGGGCGGTCAACCTTTCACACCATCCAACCTGCAGTCGCTGTGCTGGAGTTGCCACTCGCGCAAGTCAGCCGAGGAGGGCAGCAGGTGGAGGACGCCACCCCGCAAGGGCTGACCTGCGCAGGGGAGGGGGTATCAAATCCCCGGGGCTTCCACCCCATACAGCGGGGCCGCACTCTCGCGCGAAAAATCGCATATTCAAAAATCAAAGGAAAAATCAACCATCGGGGGAAACCCCACTAAAGTGGGAGCGGGCAAATAGCCCGCTTTTTGATTTTCCCGGGAAATCAAAATAATCAATCAAATCAAAAATCAAAGGAGGGGGAGGTATGCCGAGCGGAGGAAGAAGACCTGGGGCAGGGCGACCGAGAAAAGCCGCCGCCCAGAAGATACTTGACGGCAATCCCGGCAAGCGTCCAATCGAAGTGCTGAACTTTGATACAGGGGGAATGGAACTGCCGAGTGAGCCTCCCGCCTACCTTTCAGCAAAGGCAAAAGAGATATACCGAACTGTGTACGCTTGGCTGAAAAGCATCGGCTGTACAAACGGAATTCTCCCATACAATCTCGAAGAGTACGCATTCTGCAAAGCCCGATGGCTTGAGTGCGAGGAGATGAACACCAAACACGGGTTGCTCGTTAAAGACCCGAGCGGTAAAGCCATCCCGTCGCCGTTCGTGGCTATGGCGCAGCAGTACCTTAAACAGACAAATGACGTGTGGAGCAAGATATACCTCGTTGTGAGGGAGAGCAAATTGTCCAAATGGGATGAAAACAACCCGAACGACGATATCATGGAAAAATTATTGGGAGGTAAGCCGTGATGGAATACACGCAAGAAAACCCGTTGCGGCTTATAGAGTTGTTCGCGGGTATAGGTTCACAAACGCAGGCTCTCAAAAATATAGGTGTGCCGCATAAGGTGGTAGCGATATCCGAGATAGACAAGAACGCCATAAGGAGTTATATGGCTCTGCATGGAGAGACTCTCAATCTCGGAGATATCCGTGAAATCAAGGAACTCCCGGAGGCGGACTTTTGGACATACTCATTCCCGTGCCAGGATATATCCGTTGCAGGACATGGTGCAGGGATTAAAGAGGGGACGCGGAGCGGTCTGCTCTTGGAGGTGGAACGACTGCTGAAAACAGCGGCAGAAAGTGGTACGCTTCCGAAATATCTGTTACTCGAAAATGTAAAAAATTTGGTGGGAAAGAAATTCAAGGCCGACTTTGACAGTTGGCTTTCGTTTTTGTCCTCAATCGGATATGCAAACTATTGGCAGGTACTCAATGCCAAAGACTATGGCATTCCGCAGCATAGGGAGCGAGTGTTTTGTGTGTCCATACGAGGGGAGCATAAGCCATTTATCTTTCCGGAGAAGCGCGAATTGACACTTCGACTCAAAGACATGATTGATGAACACGTCGATGAAAGGTACTATCTCAAAGAAAGCACGATTCGCAGCATCGTGACCTCAAAGTTCAATTCGCGCCGTGACTCGATCCGCCGCCCGTCCGATTATGCATACTGTCTTCGGGCGAGGGACTGCTACGAACCGCAATGTATTCAAGTCGGGGAAGTGGTCGGGGATAAATGGGACAAGATGCATGAGATGGGCAGGAGAGTATATGAACCGGAGGGTTTGTCACCAACGGTGCATTGTGCGGGAGGTGGGAATACCGAACCAAAAATTGTGGCGATGCGTGGGCGCAATCCCGAGAATCCATCCGACCGTACGCCAGGGATTCCGCTGAAACAGCGACTTGAAGTGAACGAAAACGGGCTGTGTAACGCTCTGACGACCGTTCAAAAAGACAATTTGGTGTTGGACGGGGACTATGTTTCCAGGAAATACGGGGAGTTCATCGACGAAAACGGTTATATCCCGGAGATGTTTGTGGCGTACAATAAACAGGAGATACACGATGTCGCCCCAACATTAACGGGACAATGCACTTGTGCTTCGGGCAGTTCGGCGGTCTTGAAACTTGAAAAACCGATAAAGGTCAAGGTGGCAACAAAGCAGGGATATGAGGAAGCGACAGCGGGCGATTATGTCAATATCACTTTTCCCAGTTCAAAGACCAAGAGAGGACGGGTCGGAAAAGGCGTTGCCCAAACGCTGACCTGCGGAGACGGAAATGCGGTCATCACCGAAAATGTGCGAATCCGTAAACTGACCCCGAGAGAGTGTTTGCGACTGATGGGTTGGAAAGATGACCAAATTGATAAAATTGCCGCCGCCCGAGTAAGTTCGACACAGCAATATCGACAAGCAGGTAACGGCATAGTGGTGCAAGTCTTGGAGGCAATCTTCAAGGCTTTATTTTTTGGGGAGAAATGATGGAGTATATTGCGAGTATCAGTTACGGAAAGGACAGCCTTGCAATGCTCGAGGTGATTAGCAAAAACCATCTGCCATTGGACAGAATTGTTCATGTGGAAATTATGGCAACGCCAAGCATTCCGGCGGATCTTCCGCCGATGATGGATTTCAAGTCGAGAGCGGATCAGATAATAAAGCAACGATACGGGCTGGAAGTAGAGCATCTATGTGCGCCTAAATCATATGAAGAATATTTTTATAGTCCTATTCGAAGAAAAACGAGTAAAAATTGTGGACGGATATATGGCTTTCCGTTACAAAGAGGAAATTGGTGTAACGGCCGCTTGAAGGTAGAGGTTATCGATAAGATTCAACGCGGAGGTATGGCCTATATTGGAATAGCAGCGGATGAGCCAAAGCGTTTTTCTATTATGTCAGAAACAAAGCGGTGTCCTCTTGTTGAGTATGGGTGGACGGAAAAGATGTGCTGGGAATGGTGTTCGGCAAACAATCTGTTGAGTCCTATATACGAAACATCATTCCGGGGAGGGTGTTGGTTCTGTCATAATCAAGGGGTGGATCAGCTTCGAATCCTTCGAAAAAAATACCCAGAGTATTGGTCCTTGCTTATGAGGTGGGATGATGATAGTCCTGTAGCATTTAAGGCGAGCGGGCATACGATACACGATTTTGACCTCCGATTTCAAATGGAGGAACAAGGGAAAATACGGTCTGACATACCGTTTCGCTGGAGTATGGTGACAGGCAAATAATTATTTATATTTCGGCATCTTTTCGCTGGACTTCTTCCGAGGTTTACGGTACTTTTGAAGAAAAAAGGAGGGATGCCCTATGTCCGAACCAGAGGCGTTGACGCAGAACGAGCGCATCAGCAAATTGGAGAGTGAATTCATCGAACTCTCACATTTAATGAAGCAGACTATTATGCTGACAGAACACGTGTTGAGCGTGATAGCCGTACTTATTGACGGGTGCATAGAAAATCGTAAAATTATTGACTGCAAACGATGAAACAACTTAAAAAAAGGCGGCAAATGCCGCTTTTTTTCTTTCAGAGGTGAAAATGAAAAGAATTTATACAGCGGAATCCGTAACGAGCGGACACCCAGACAAACTCGCAGACCTTATTGCGGACAGCATTCTCGACGAATGCTTGGAACAAGATGCGGACAGTCGAGTTGCGGTTGAAGTGATGCTTACCCACGATAAATGCTTTATCGGTGGTGAGATCACGACGAAAGCAAAAGTGGACTATGAATTCATTGCCAGAGCGACCATCGCACAGGTAGGGTACGATCCAGGCAGATTGGAATACGAAATTCATATCCATGAACAAAGCGCAGATATCGCCAATGCCATAGATAGGGATGAACAAGGTGCGGGCGACCAGGGTATCGTGTACGGGTATGCAACGACGGAAACGCTGAACAGTATGCCGCTTTCGATTGAACTTGCCCACAGGCTGACGAATAGGCTCGAGCAATGTCGTCGGCAAGGCATTATCAAGGGACTTCGCCCGGACGGAAAGAGCCAGGTAACCGTACAATTCAATGGAGATCGCTTTGACAAAATTCTTTCTGTGCTTGTATCGGCGCAGCATGAAGAATGGAAAACACTTGATGACCTTATTCCCGAGATCAGGAAAAAGGTTATTGACTATGTGTTCGCGGAATACGACTTGACGGATGTTGAGATACTTGTCAACCCGTCCGGACGGTTTGTTAAAGGTGGCTTTGATGCTGATACGGGTCTCACGGGCAGAAAGCTCATGGTCGATAGTTATGGCGGGGGCGCACACAATGGCGGTGGGGCGATGAGCGGAAAAGATGCGAGTAAGGTGGACAGGAGCGGGGCATACCTCGCCAGATACATCGCCAAAAACATCGTGGCGGCAGGACTTGCGGAGAAGTGTGAAGTTGCCCTGTCGTATGCGATAGGTATTCCGCAGCCTACGAGCATTGACATCAATACCTTTTTTACAGGAGTCGTCAATGAGCAACTCATCAGAAAAGCGGTGGAGCAGGTTTTCGACCTGCGCGTGGGCAGGGTAATTGAGGGGCTTGACCTCAAGTGTCCGATATATGTTCAGACTGCTGTCGGCGGGCATTTCGGGAAAGAGGATTTCGCTTGGGAAAGGACTGATAAGGCGCAGGAGTTGAAGAATGCAATCATGCCGTGATACGCTCATCTGCGGAAATATTCGACTTGTGTATTACCTTTTTGGACAAATGTCAAAGTCGGAATTCACGATAACACATAAAGATGACATTATCTCATCGGGAATGCTTGGGCTTGTGAAGGCCGCAAACACTTTCGATGAGGAGCGAGGGACAAAATTTTCGACATATGCAGCGTTGTGCATTCGTAATGAAATGCTAATGTATATGCGTAAGACACGACGATATTTCGACCAGGAGATATCGCTCGAATCACCTGTCACGGTAGATGAAAATGGAGCGGTACTGACCATAGCCGATACGCTCGAGGCAAACGAAAACCCGCAAGACGAATGCCTTGCGGGTTTAATGTACGAAGAGTTCATTCAAAAATTAACGCCGCTTGACCAACGTGTTCTTGGACTGCGGATAGAGGGGTACACGCAAAAAGAAATCTCGGCGCGGTTAGGCTATTCGCAGGGCTATATCGCCAGGCGAATCAAAGGAATTCGAGCGAGGGCAAGGTTGTGGCTGCTCAATTCTCTCGACCGAGAACGAACTCAATGGAACACTCAAAATAGTCTGCTAAAGCGATGATGCTTTCAAGACTTGGAGAACTTGTGCCGTTTTGCCAATCGTAAATGATACTCTCGTTTATATGGGCGTCCCTTGCGATACGATACCGGGATTTTTTGAAGAAATCAAGCAGAAACGGGAGCCGTTCTTTGAACGGTGGAGGAGGCAATGGGTCAAACTCCGCACCTGTATCGCTCCGACCGAGCAAAAAGTCTATGGAGCAATGAAAATATGCTGACATACGAAATGCCATGCCTAAACTGGGAAGTCTTTCGCCATTGAGATAACGGGAGATGACTTTCCTTGTAACGCCAAGTTCTTTGGCGAGATTGGCAGCTCTCATTTCGCGGTCAGAGAGAAGCTCTGAGAGCCTTTCGACAAATTTCTGCAAATTACTCATAAATAAGTCAAAACCTCCTAAATAATTATCTCTGATTTCGGACACAAATAGTTGATTGTGTCCGCAAACCAAGTTATAATAGAAGTACATAGCAAGCGCGCGGCTATGAATACTTTTTGGAGGTTTCATAATGGCAAAACAAGAACTCGCGCAGGATGTACTGTGCAACACGGACTGGATGGAGTCGGACGGAGAAATGCGAGATGTGGTAACAGACTCGCGTGAACTTGCAGCAGGATTACTGTTCCTGTTGAAAGAGTATTACATAGGGTCTTTTGACTTGAACGAAGATGGGATCACCATTAAGTTCAAGAATAACCAACAGTTTTCCATTTCAGTTAAAGAGCGCGCATAAGAAAAAGCCGATATAAGTATCAGCAAAAACACAAAAGACAACTCACAAAAGTATAAAAAGCGAAAAAGACCGCCGAGAACTCGGCGGTCTTGGCTTTTTCTTTCAGTTTTAACTGGACTAAATGGGAATTTTACGGTATTGTTACGGCTATGGAGGTGCAGACATGAAAAAAGGAAGAGTGGAGTTCCATAGCAGAGGGCAATCCGGCAATATTTATTATATCATCGGAATGGCTCGAGATATCATGCGCAAACAAAGTAGAATTATCGAATATAACGAAATGTGGGAGGAGATACAAAACTCACAGAGCTATCTTGATGCGCTAAAAATCATTTCGAAACACGTGGAATTGGTCGATTTGGACGGAGATTATAAGGTTTAGAAAAACCGAATTTTTCTTGAAAAAAAGTGTGTTTTTCGGCGCGATTTCGCTGGGCTCTTTCCTATTTTTACGGTATTGTTTGGTTGCAAAACGGGGGAGGGAAAGCCCCCGAGAGCAAAGGAGACACGGAAGAATGAAAGAGCAGAAGTTCGGAGTCGAAATCGAACTCACAGGCATCACCAGGGCAAAGGCAGCCGACGTCATCGCCAAATACTTCGGAACGGAGAAGACCTACGATGGCGGGGTTTACTCAACCTACTCGGTTAAGGACAGACAGGGCAGGACATGGAAAGCAATGCGCGACAGCAGCATCGATGCTCGAAACAAAAACGGCGAGGTAGCGAGTGAGGCATATCAAACTGAGATAGTCACACCGATATGCGGCTATGAAGACATCGCCGACATCCAAGAGATACTGCGTCAACTGCGACACAAGGGTGCAATCGCCAACAAAAGTTGCGGCATCCACATCCATGTCGATGCAAGAAAACAGACAGCGCAGAGTTTAAGAAACCTTGTAAACATTATGGTAGCGAAGGAAGACCTGCTGTTCAAAGCCCTCGGAGTCACGGAGAACCGCGCGATGAGATGGTGCAAGAAGGCAGAGCCGCAGTTTATCACAGACATTAACCGCTTAAAGCCCAAGACCAGGAGTGCGATAGAGAATCTATGGTATGGCGAGGACACGAGGTCATATCACAGGCACTATGATGACAGCCGATACCATGCACTCAACCTACACAGCCTGTGGCAAGGCAAAGGGATAGAGTTCCGATGCTTTAACAGCACAACCCATGCGGGAAAGCTGAAGACCTATATCCAACTCTGCCTGGCGATATGCAACCAAGCGATGAACCAAAGGGGATCGAGCGCGAGGAAGACCGAAACCACGAATGAGAAGTACACCTTCCGAACCTGGCTTCTGCGGATGGGCATGATAGGCGATGAGTTCGACACGGCTCGAAAGTTCCTGCTCGAAAACTTAAGCGGCGACATCGCATTCAGAAACGGTAGACCACACAGGGCTGCGGCATGAGCCGCCGCCCTGCGATAAACACAATCGGAGGATAGAACTATGAAAGGAAAGACCAAATTGTATGTAGCGTATGGTAGTAACTTGAACACAGGGCAGATGGCATACCGATGCCCGTGGGCTTCTGTGTATGGAACAGGTTATATCGACGGGTACGAACTCTTGTTCCGCAGAGTGGCGACAATCGAGAAAAGGGAGGGCGCGAGAGTTCCTGTCGGGGTATGGAGAATCTTCCCCGAGGATGAGATTGCGCTCGATAGATATGAGGGATATCCTCGCTTGTATCGCAAAGAGACCATTACGGTGGACATGGGCAAAGAAAAGGTTAAGGCAATGGTCTATATCATGAACGAAGACCAGGGGAGATATGCCCTGCCGAACAAGTCCTACTATGAAACAATTTTCGTCGGGTATGAGACCATCGGACTCGATACTCGGTATCTTAAAAATGCGCTCGTAAGAACAGCGGAAAAGAGAGAGGAAATAGAATAAAACAAATACAACGTGTCTCTGGGGAGGAGGGTGCTTCGGTACTCTACTCCCCGCTACTTTTCGGGAGGAGGGGGAATGCCATTCAATGAACAGTTCGCAAATCGGGCGGCGGCATTTATTCGCTCACTCAAACACACCAAAGGAACATGGCATGGCAAGAACTTTGAACTGCTTCCGTGGCAAGATAAGATCGTGCGGGATGTTTTTGGTACGGTAAAGGAAAACGGGTATAGGCAATATAACACTGCCTATGTGGAAATACCCAAAAAACAAGGGAAATCAGAACTTGCCGCGGCAATTGCGCTTTACCTGCTTGCAGGTGATGGAGAATGGGGAGCGGAGGTGTACGGCTGTGCGGCAGACCGCCAGCAAGCATCCATTGTCTTTGATGTCGCTTGCCAGATGGTGGAGCAATGCCCGGCGTTGAAAAAAAGGATCAAGCCCGTAATGTCGCAAAAGCGGTTGGTGTATGCTCCGCTGAACAGTTTCTATCAAGTCCTGTCTGCGGAAAGTTACACCAAGCACGGCTTGAATGTACATGGTGTTGTTTTCGATGAACTTCACGCGCAGCCGAACCGCGCTTTGTACGATGTAATGACTCACGGCTCGGGCGATGCAAGAAAACAGCCGCTTTTCTTTTTGATTACGACGGCAGGGACGGATCGCAACTCAATTTGTTGGGAGGTGCATCAGAAAGCCAAAGATATCCTTGAGGGGCGCAAGCATGACCCGTCTTTCTATCCTGTGATTTATGGGGCAGAGGACGACGACGATTGGGGTGATGAGCGGACATGGTATAAGGCAAATCCGTCGCTCGGGGTAACGGTCGACATTGATAAGTTACGGACGGCATATGCTTCGGCAAAAGAGAATCCTGCCGAGGAGAACTTGTTCCGACAACTCCGCTTGAATCAATGGGTAAAGCAATCCGTTCGATGGATGCCGATGGATAAGTGGGATGAGTGTGCCTTTGCCGTCGATTCCGAGAAACTCAAAGGTCGTGAATGCTACGGCGGTCTCGACCTTTCGTCAAGCACAGATATCACGGCTTTTGTTCTGGTATTTCCACCGCTTGATGAAGAGGACAAATACAGCATATTGCCGTTCTTTTGGGTGCCAGAGGACACGATTGACCTGCGGGTACGGCGCGATCATGTTCCATACGATGTGTGGCAAGCGAGAGGAGAGGTGCTTTCGACCGAGGGGAACGTCATCCACTACGGGTATATCGAAAACTTCATTGAGGAACTCGGGACGAAGTACAACATCAAGGAAATTGCGTTCGATAGGTGGGGTGCAGTCCAGATGACACAAAACCTCGAGGGTATGGGGTTTACGGTCGTCCCTTTCGGACAGGGATATAAGGACATGAGCCCGCCGACAAAGGAACTGATGAAACTCGTATTGGAAAAGAGAATCGCCCACGGCGGGAACGTGCCGCTCCGTTGGATGATGGACAATGTCTATGTCCGTACAGACCCTGCGGGGAACATTAAGATGGATAAAGAAAAATCCACGGAGCGCATCGACGGCGCGGTTGCACTCGTCATGGCTCTCGACCGTTCTATTCGGAATAACGGACAGACCGATAGCGTGTATAACGAAAGAGGGATAATCGTTATTTAAGAGGATGGGCCAGAGGTATTCGCTGGACTGAAAATTGAAAATACGGTATAATATAGGAGCAAGATGCAGAGGAGCAAAGCCATGCGGTATTATGTCGTTTCAGACCCTCACGGATTTTATACCGAATTAAGAACCGCCTTGAAAGAGAAAGGATATTTCGAGGACAAAGAGCCGCATAAATTGATTGTGTGCGGAGATTTACTCGACCGTGGCTTTCAAGCCAAAGAGATGGAAAAGTTCATCTCGGACTTAATGGATAAGGATGATGTAATTCTTATCCGAGGGAATCACGAAGACCTTATGCAGGAGTTTGTGACAAACATCGAAAAGTATATGACTCCAATGGTCTTCAACACACATCATTATAAAAACGGCACGATAGATGCGATGTTGCAGCTTATCGATGCGGATATCCGCATGGTCTATCAGTTTCCAAGACCTGCCGCAAAGAAAATGAAAGAAACGGTGTTCTGTTCCAAAATTATGCCGTCCATGCTCGACTACTATGAAACCGAGCATTATATTTTCGTACATGGTTGGATTCCCTGTAATGCGAGCGGATATGGCGGTCATGCGACCTCGTTTGAGCCGATGCCGGATTGGAGAACGGCGGGCAAACTCGATTGGGACTATGCAAGATGGTACAACGGAATGGATGCAGCCAAAGCGGGTGCCACCGAAAAGGGCAAAACTATCGTGTGTGGGCATTGGCATTGCAGTTACGGCCATGCGAAAATCGAGGGGAAAGGCGATGAGTTTGAGGGGAATGCCGATTTTACTCCATACTATGCAGACGGAATAATCGCAATAGATGCCTGTACATCTTTTTCCCGTCGGGTAAATTGTATCGTCATAGAGGATAATCCAATCTCTCAAATATAGGGAGTTTGGATAATATGAGTTGACTTTTTATGTGTTTGTGATATAATATTACGAGTAAGAATTTGTTTTACGAATTCTTTAGAAAAAGAGGTGAAATTATGAGAGTTAGAGGGAAAGCGTTTTGTTTATTGATTTCTATTGTAATGATGTGTATTTTTTTGATGTCTGCTTGTAATGGTAACAATTCTGATCCGCAAACACCGGGGGGAATCAATCACACACATACATGGTCTGAGGAGTGGAGTAGTGATGAGGATTTCCATTGGCATACCTGCACAGAATGCGATGAGATTGATGAAAAGAAAGCACATACTTGGGACGATGGTATCGTAATTAAGGAAGCGGAGTGCGGAAAAGAAGGAAGCAAAGAATATACTTGTAAGGTTTGCGATAGAAAAAAAACAGAAGTTATTCCGGCAGGAGATCATATATATGAAATGGAATCCGACGGGGTTTATCATTGGACTGCATGCAAAGAGTGCGGCTATATTCAGGGCAAAAAATCTGTACATATTTGGAATGAAGATAATAAATGCACCGAATGCGGATATGAACTTGCTTATACAAAAGGCTTAGAGTACGAAAAGGTTAGCGATAATTTCGGCGGATATTATTTGAGTGTTGTCGGCATCGGCTCGGCAAAAGAAACGGACATCGTTATTCCCGTTTATGCGGAAATAGACGGTGAAAAACTGTTGGTCAAGACTGTAGCCGAAGACGCTTTCCGCGGCAATCAAAATATTACTTCCGTTACGTTTACGAGTTATAGAAAGGGTTTGGATGCCATAAGTGACGGCGCGTTTTTTGAGTGCAAAAAACTGAAAAAAGTTGTCTTTCCGTTTCAGTTGAGACGTGTGGGGACTGCTGCATTCAGCGACTGCACGGCACTGGAAAGCATAACTTTTGCAAATAAGGATCAAACGATAGCAAACGGTCCGATCATCTTGGAAAATTGGTCTTTCAAAGATTGCGATTCACTTACAGAAATTATGCTTCCGGCAATGATGCAATCGTGTGAAAGCGCGTTTTTAGGATGCGATAAGTTGGAAAACGTCGTATTTGAAGATGATCCGGATTCTACCAGAAGTACGGATATTTCCGGTGCATTTCAAGGGTGCAATGCGTTGCGGAGTATTACACTTCCTGAGCGGTTTACTGAAATCGGGGAAGCGGCTTTCAAGGATTGCAAACGGTTGTCTTCCGTGAATTTGCCGGATACGATAGAAATCATTGGCGAGAGTGCGTTTCAAGGTTGCAATTCCATGTATACTTTTACAATTCCTGCATCCGTAACGAAAATCGACTCTAATGCATTTTCCTACTGTTACAATTTGGTAGAAGTTTTCAATAAAAGCGAGCTTGACGTGGTAAAAGGGGAAAGTACGCACGGATATGTGGCGGACAACGCGCTCAATGTTTATACACCCACAGAAGGGAAGTCGCAGTTGACCTCCACAGAGGATGGTTTTGTGTTTATCTCAGACGGTGTGACGGCCCAGCTCGTTATCTATACCGGAACGCAAACAGAAATCACGCTGCCGGATTCGTTTGTCAATCCGGACGGAAAAGAGATTTCGTCCTATTCGATTACAGAAAACACGTTTTCATTCTGTACTTCTGTACAGGCAATTCACGCGTCGCAAAACAATGCAAATTATTCGTCCGAGGACGGCGTGCTTTATGATAAATCGGGCAAAGTGTTGGTTCGGGTACCTGCAGGGAAAAGCGGTAAATACGTTATGCCGGATACCATTCTTTCTATGGAGTATTATGCGCTCTACTATTGTGCAAATTTGGAAAACGTCGTTTTTGGAAATGGTATTACGGCTATTGAATACGATTGCTTTACGGGATGCGGAAATATACAATCTATAACGCTCGGGAGTAAAGTAACGGACTTTAACACCTATTCGCTGAAAGACTGTAAAAAGCTGAGTGAAATCATAGTTCCGTCGGATAATAATTATTATATGGCGCAAAACGGAGCTTTGTATGACAAAAAAAGTTCTACGCTGGAATTTTTGCCTTATGTGCAGACGGGAGAATTGATCATTCCGGAAGGCATTAAGTCTTTGGGATCAAGCGGAATCAAAGAGCACTCGGAAATTACTTCCGTAGTGATTCCCGCAAGCGTTACGAATTTGGGGTACGGTTTTTATAATTGCATCAATTTGACTTCTGTTAAATTTGAAGGCACGGTTGAGCAATGGAAAGCGGTAAGAAAAACGTCGGTTAGCGGTTCTCCGACTTGGAGAAAGAATGCGCCGTTTACGGAAGTTGTTTGTTCGGATGGTATTGTTCAGTATTGATATAACAAAGCGCAAAACAATTACACTTGGGAGTATCAAGGGGAGGGCTTTGACGGACTTCCGGACAAGATCGAGTGGCTGCGAGATAACGATTTGTGGCAACAGGTCAGAGAATATTACATCGTAAAAAAGAACTGTAACGATAACCCGGATAAACACTCCCGTTCCATTTTTGCGGAAACAATTACGGAGATGTGCCAAAAGGCAGGGTATTACGAATAATAACAAGACAACGAAACCGCACTCCTCGAGTGCGGTTTTTTCATACAAAAAACGGAGGGAGAGATGAAAATAGAAAAGATTGCCGTCGGTGAATTGAAAGCCGCCGCCTACAACCCGAGGAAAGACCTCAAGCCGGGAGATGCCGAGTACGAAAAACTCAAACGCAGTATCCAGGAGTTTGGGTATGTGGAGCCTGTAATATGGAACAAACGCTCGGGAACAGTAGTCGGCGGGCATCAAAGGCTCAAAGTGATGAAAGACCTCGGCTATGAAGAGGTGGACTGTGTGGTTGTTGATTTGGACGAGCAAAAAGAAAAGGCACTCAATATTGCTCTGAATAAAATCAGCGGTGAATGGGATGAGGGCTTGCTTGCAGACCTCCTCAAAGACCTGGACAACAGCGGATATGATATCACCTTTACGGGTTTTGACCTTGCGGAGGCACAGGAACTGTTCGGGAGCGGGTCGTTTGAAAATGTGCATGAGGATGAGTTCGATGCGGAATCGGCAGCATCGGAGATCTCCGAGCCGAAAACAACGCACGGAGACCTTTGGCTCCTCGGCAAACACCGTTTGCTGTGTGGCGATTGCACGATTGCAGCGGATGTTGACAAACTGATGGACGGACGGATCGCTGACGTGATGGTAACAGACCCGCCATACAACGTCGACTATGGCTCGGCGATTATAGGGAAGAATATGTCCAAGACCAGGTCGGGCAGCACGATTGCGAACGACAACATGAACGATGACGACTTCCATCAGTTCCTGCTTGCATTTTATAAGGCGGCATACGGTGTACTCAAAAAGGGCGCACCGTTGTACGTTTTTCATAGCACCAAAGAGACGGTGAACTTCACGCGAGCGATGGAAGAGGCAGGGTTCAAGTATGCACAGACGCTTATATGGCTGAAAAATCATTTCACGCTTGGCAGACAGGACTATCAATGGATACATGAGCCAATACTCTATGGTTGGAAAGAGGGAGCCGCCCATTACTTCATCGACGACAGGACGCTAGCGACGGCTTTGGAGGGTGTTGCCGAGAACATCAAGAAGATGAGCAAGGGAGAGTTGACGGAACTTGTAGAGCGGATTTTGGGGCTTCCGACGACGGTAGTAAAAGATAACAAACCCGTGAAGTCGCCAGACCACCCGACAATGAAACCCATTACACTCTGTGCCAAACTGATTTATAACAGCAGCCATGAGGATGATGTGGTGTATGAGCCCTTTGGCGGGAGCGGCTCAACCATGATGGCAGCCGAGCAACTCAATCGAAAGTGTTTCGCAATTGAACTTGAACCCAAGTATTGTGACGTTATTGTGCGAAGGTACAGGGAACTCTGTCCGGAGGCGGAAATCAAGCACATCCGAGACGGGCAGGAAATTTTCGACTAAATCTCAAAACAAGGCGGCTTTCGCTGGACTTGTCCCTCCAAACGTGATATTTTTGTTCAAAAATGGAGGAACAGCTATGTACGGCAATAGCATTTTTGAAGCCTTATACGATGGCGTCATAGATGAGCGAAATCGCAAGAAACGTCTGCCTAACAATGACCCCGAGACAGTAGCCTACGACAAACTCGAGGCGGCATTGAACGACGAACAGAAGACTCTGCTCGACAAGTTCATGGAAGAATATGCAGACAATGAGGATAAGTTCAGACGAGAAGCCTATGCCCGAGGAGTGAAAATAGGAATTAAACTCGGATATGAGGCGGCAGATTATAACCCGGAGGACTGATATGGAAGAAGAGGATACGACTCTCGACGGATTTATCGAGTACATGGATGCAATAGAGCGCAAGAGCGATTCCGAAGACGAACTTTTGCAATATTATGAAAAGGAGTGGGAAGTTCGGCTCGGCGGCAAACTTGTTCGTATTCCGTTTGACGCGGTGTCATTTGATGCCATATATGCGGCATTGAACAAGATAAAATCGGAGGAATAATTCTCCGATTTTTCTTTAAAAAAGTGTGTTTTTGGGCGCGGTTTCGCTGGGCTCTTTTCTCTTTTTACGGTATTGTTGTGTTACAAAATACGAAAGGGGGACACCCCGAAGGAGAACAAAATGAAGAAGACCTACAACTACGAATGGCAGACCGAAAAAGACCTCATCGCAAACATCCATACCAAGATGTGCTTCTACGGCAGCCAAGAAACAACCCTGGCAGAAATCATAGGGACTGACGACGAAGAGGTGTACAGACAGGCACATAGACTGTGGCTTAAACTGAAAGATGCCTTTAACAAAGAGGCGGTGGGCTACGATCCTGACCTATACTTTAGTCGCCTCGGCTCAATCGGGCGCAAGGAACGCCGCGAGGTCATGCGCTCGCTCTGGTGGGAAACATTAAACGGCGACAAATACGGCGACTACGACCAACTGACTGCTATCATAGAGACACTACACCACGGCGAAACCCTGCAAACGGGAAAAATCCTGTTCGGAAGTTAAAAAAGAATTGGCTCTCCCCGCAGAAATGCGGGGAAAACTTTGCCAAAAAAAGTGTGTTTTTCTTCGGGTTTCGGCGCGATTTCGCTGGGCTCTTTTCTCTTTTTACGGTATTGTTGTGTTACAAAATACGAGAGGGGAACACCCCTCAAAGGAGAATAAAATGAAACAGGCAATCAGCAAAAAGACACTCAAAGCCCTCGAAAAGATCGCGATGGAAAAGAATGCGGTAATCGAAGAGCGCGGCGGACTGGAACGGAAATGGAACGATGAAATGGACTTCCCCGAAATCGCGGTGTGGTCAATCGAGGAAATGCTTATCGCAGCCTACCAACTCGGCAGAAAAGATGCCAGGGAGGGGAAATAACATGAAACAAGATATCTTCGAAACACTAAAGGAATATAGCAAAGGCTTTCACAGCGCTGCACCATTAGAGGCGATAAGGGTCTATGATGCAAAAATCGCCGAACTGACCGCTCGAATCAAAGCGGATGTCGCCCATGCGCCCGAAATAATTCACGAAGAAGTAGCCAGGTACGAGGTCAACCGATACAGGGCAGCATTTACCAAAGGGGTGCTTGGAATTATGGAGAGCGATGCAGAATGGAAAGCAATAGATAATATTATAATGGCATTAACGGATAGCACACCGCTCAAACAGTAGAAAACTGAAAAACAGGAGACCGCTCGGGAAACCGAGCGGTTTTTCGGTACAGAGGATAGGAGGTAAAATGGGATTATTTAAGCGGAGCAGAGACGGCCCAAAGGAAAGGAGAGACCGTTCGGAGCAGATGAAAGACTTCATTCGCGGGGTGGATGTCGACTACATCGGGAACAGTAACAGCGGTGTTCGTGTGGACGAGTTGCGGGCAATGCAGACAAGCGCGGTATATGCTTGTGTCAAAATACTTTCGGAAACGATAGCGAGCCTGCCGTTGCATCTGTATAAGAAAGAAAAGGAAGGGAAACACGAACTCGCCGACCAGCACCCGCTGAATGCGTGCTTGTATGAGCTTCCGAATGAGGAAATGACCTCGTTCGAGTTTCGTGAGAGCATGATGTCGTCCTTGCTGTTGTGGGGAAACGCTTATGCGCGGATCATCAGACGGCAAGGTCATGTGACCGAGTTATGGTATTTAAAACCCAACCTCATGACGGTGGAACGGGATAGCCAGACTGACAAAATAAAATACACCTATTCGGACGACGTGACCAATGAGATCTATGTGTACCGTCCAGACCAGGTCTTCCATGTGAAAGGTCTGTCGTTCGACGGTGTGAAAGGCATCAGTCCCATAGCCCAGGCGAGGGAGGCGATCGGACTCTCGCTCGCCACGGAAGAATACGGGGCAAAGTTTTTCGGGAATGGTGCAAGGCCGGGCGGCGTATTGGAACACCCGGGCATCCTCAAAGACCCCGAAAAACTCCGCGAGTCATGGAACAAGGTCTATCAGGGGACACGGAACAGCCACAAAGTTGCCGTCCTCGAAGAGGGGATGAAGTACCATACCATTGGCATCGCGCCGGAGGATGCGCAGTTCCTTGAAACCAGGAAATACCAACTGAATGAGATTTGCCGCATCTTCCGTGTGCCGCCGCACTTGGTGGGCGACCTGGAAAGAGCGACTTTCTCGAACATAGAACATCAATCCATAGAATTCGTCCAACACACCATCCGCCCGTGGCTCGTGCGATGGGAACAAGAGATAAGCCGTTCGCTCCTCGATGAGAAGGAACGGCTTTTGTATTTCGCCAAATTCAATGTGGACGGACTTCTGCGCGGGGACTACAAGTCCCGAACGGAAGGATATGCGATAGCCAGGCAAAACGGATGGCTGTCCATCAACGATATTCGGCGTCTTGAGGATATGCCGCCAATACCGAAAGAACAAGGCGGCGACGATTATCTCGTGAACGGCAATATGGCAGCGGCAGGGGCGGCGGCGCAAGGAATTCAAAAAGGAGGTAGCGATGGAGAAGGGGAAGAAGGAGATGCGAATGCTCCCGATGAAGGAACTCCGGGTAAGCGAAAGCGACGGGATGACCATGATTGAGGGACACGCCGCCGTGTTCGATTCATGGTCTGAAACGCTTGGCGGCATTTTTCCTTTTAAGGAGATCGTCCGTAAAGGCTCGTTTGCCGAGAGTATCGGGAAAGACGACATTCGCGCCCTGTTCAATCATGACCCGAACTATGTACTCGGGCGAAACAGAGCAGGAACGCTTGAACTCGTCGAGGACGAAGTAGGACTGCGGGTGCGCATTTCGCCGCCCGATACGAGTTGGGCGAGGGACATTCAAACCAGCATTCGGCGTGGCGATATCAGCCAAATGTCCATAGGTTTCGTGGTTGAAGATGATGAATGGCGCACGGAGAACGGTATGGATGTGCGGGAACTTCGGAAAGTTAGGCTGTTCGATGTGAGTCCCGTGACATTTCCTGCTTATACGGCAACGGATGTCGGTATCCGAGCAATGCAGGAATACGAGGGTTACAAGGCAGAACAGCGCAAACAGAGTGAAGAAGCAGAACAGGCGGCGGCAAAGAAAGCCAGGGAGCAAGCGAAGCTCGCAAGGCTGCAAACAAAATTCAAAAATCTTTGAGGAGGAGCAATATGGATATCAAGAAAGTATTGGAAATGAAGGCAAAGAGAGAGGATGCCAGGCTCAAAGCAATGGCTGTGCTGAATAAAGCGGAAACGGAAGACCGATTCCTTTCCGAAGAGGAGCAGAAAGAGATCGATAAATACGAAACGGAAATCCGCTCCTGGGATGAAAGCATCAATCGTGCGGAAAAGATGCTTGCCATGAGCCCGGAGGACAGGGGCGTAGAAAAGCCAGAGGCCAAGCCCTCCCCGAGCAAAGTGGATGAAAAGCGGTTTGCGTCGTTCGGCGAGCAGCTCATGGCGGTGTACAGGGCGGCGGCTCCCGGCGGGCGCACGGATGAGAGACTTTCTACTCGCGCCGCGCTCGGTGCGAATGAAACCACGCCCTCGGACGGCGGCTTCCTCGTGCAACAGGATTTCGTGACGGAACTGCTCAAGAGAACCTATGAAACGGGCATTCTCGCCAGCAAGGTCAAGAAGATTCCTATCAGCGCAAACGCCAACAGTCTGAAAATCAACGCCGTGGACGAGGAATCGAGAGCGAACGGCTCGCGTTGGGGCGGCATTCAGACCTATTGGGAAGGAGAAGCCGAGGAACTGACGGCAAGCAAGCCCAAGTTCCGCCAGATGGAGCTGACGCTCAAGAAACTCACCGGGCTTTGCTATGCGACGGACGAACTCCTGCAGGATGCTGCGGCACTCGAATCGGTCATTCGCCAGGCGTTTGCGGAAGAATTCGGGTTCAAGATCGACGACTCTATCCTGTTCGGTACAGGCGAGGGCGAACCGCTCGGCATTCTGAACAGCGGTGCGGCGGTCACCGTTGCTAAAGACAAGGATCAGACCGATATCATCACTGTGAACAATCTCATCACGATGTGGAATAGGCTGTGGTCGAGGTCGAGGGGGAATGCTGTCTGGTACATCAACCAGGAACTCGAGCCGTATCTGTACACGCTCACGGTCGGCGATAAGCCCGTGTATATTCCTGCGGGCGGGCTTTCCCAGAAACCCTACGGAACGCTGTTCGGGCGTCCCGTTGTCCCTCTGGAGCAGTGCAGTGCGGCGGGAGAGATCGGTGATATCATTCTCGCGGATGTGGGACAGTACCTGCTCATCGACAAGGGCGGCATGAAAGCGGCAAGTTCCATCCATGTCAGATTCCTGTATGACGAGAACGTGTTCCGCTTCATCTATCGTGTGGACGGCAAGCCCATCTGGAACAAACCGCTCACGCCGTACAAGGGCAGCGCAAGCGTATCGCCTTTCGTGACGCTCGCCAAGAGAAACGCTTGATGAAAGGAGGGTAAGGGTATGCTTGATTTGCAGGAAACGAAAGAGTTTCTCCGAGTCGATGGCGATGAAGAGGATGCCCTTATCTCATCTCTTATCGTCACGGCAAAGGATTTGACCGAAGACGTGATGCGCCGGAAGTTATCCGACTTCAAAGAGCTGCCAGAACCTGTTCGGCAAGCCATGCTGATACTTGTTGCGACCCTGTATGAGGAAAGGCAGGTATCCAAAGGTAAAACGGGCGTGTCGATCGCCGACACGCTCGACCTTGTCCGGCGAATGCTGTTTGCTTATCGGAAAGGAGCGTTCTGATGGACATAGGTGAGCTGAACAGAAGAGTGGAAATTTTGAAATACTTCGTAAAGCGCGATGCCTACGGCGGCGGAGACGGAAGATGGCTTCCCGTAGGGCGTGTTTGGGCGAAAATCGAACCGGTGAGCGGAACGGAGTATTTCACGGCGCAGCAAGTCTCGGCAGAGACGGTTACGAAGATAACAATACGGTTTTATGCGGGCTTGGACGTCATGCACCGAATTCGCTACGCAGACAAACTGTATGAGATCATCGGCATCTCGGATGCGGATACGGCGCATCGATGGACGGTAATCAATTGTAAGGAGATGGTAGGCGATGGGCTACAGCGCAAAGCAACGGAAAGTCAAAGTGAGCATCGAGGGTGCGGATGCGATTGTAAAAGACCTCAAGGCGATGGATGACGCTGCGGCGGCTGTGCTGATGGACGGCGCAAAGAAAGGCGGAGAGATAGCACTTGAGGACGCTCGTCAGAATTGTCCCGTTGATACCGGGGCATTGAAAGCCAGCCTTGCTATGACGGAGGATAAAGCAACGGCGACGAAAGCGACCGTAAAAGTGGATTATGATAAATCCATCCGTTACGGGACGTTTGTCGAACTTGGTGCGCGCGGGCGACCGGGAAATCCGTTTTTGAGAAACGCCGTCGATAAAAACCTCGACCGTATCAATGATGCGATTATTACAGAGATTTCAAAGGCGGTAGGGAGGGAACTGTGAAAGATATTTGCCAAGCGGTGTTTGAGTATTTGAGTACCAGGGAAAAGATTACGGCACAGGTCGGGAAGAGGATATACCCAATTCTACTCCCGCAGGATGCGCCGCTGCCGTCCATCGTATATGCGCCTGTGCTTGCAAACTACGACTCTGCTTTACAGGGCGATACCGGGTATGCGAGACAGACGATTCAGATCGTTTGTCATGCCCGGACATTCAAATTGGCAAGAGAACTTTCCAGATATGTAAAGAAAAGTTTACAGGATTATCACGGCGATATGTGCGGGCTGTATATTCAAGCCGTGTTCATTAAATCGGATTATGAGTACGACGCGAATACATCGCTCAAATTTTCAATGGATGAGTATATGTCGAGCATCGAATTCGAAATCCATTATAACGAAAAATAGGAGGGTAAAAATGGCAGTAGCAGGTAAGAACGGGAAGGTCGTCATCGGCAGCGGCGGAGAGGAAAAGGTGGTCGGGATTAAGTCCTGGTCACTCGAATTGTCCCTTGAAACATTGGAGACCACGGCTCTCGGTGATGATTGGAAGAATTATATTGCGGGGCTGAAAGAATGGACGGCATCGAGCGAGGGCGACTATGAAGTGCCTGTCGATGCGACAGGGCAACAGGCTTTGCAGGACGCATTTTTGAACGGAACGACCGTACAGGTAAAGTTGTATGTGGACGGGGTGAATTATTACTCCGGCGAGGCTTACATCAATAGTCTTTCTATAGAAGACCCTGTGGATGACGTCGTTTCCATCAGCATCGAATTTACAGGCACGGGTGCGCTCACCTTTGAAACGGGCGAATAAGGGGGAGAACATGAAGAAAGGTGTAACAATCGAACTTGACAAGCCGAGAACTCTGCGGTACGGCATGAATGCACTTGCGAAAATCGAGGATATTACGGGAAAGACCATCATGGCTCTTGACCTTAACTCGCTCGGAATCAAGGACTTGCTCGTCATCGTATATGCCGGGCTTTGCCATGAGGATAAGAGCCTGACAATCGAACAGGTCGGAGATCTGTTGGACGAATATGCCGATCTGACGATGATTGCTGAAAAGGTCGGGGAGGCTCTGACCGAGGCGTTCGGGAAGCCGAAGGGGAACGAAAAGGGGGAATAGGAGCCGCCGACTTTGACTTGTCGGCTTTCCTGGAAAAGGCGGTCGTACAATTTGGAATAGATCCGCTTATCGCAGACGAGTACACGCCATACGAATTATACCTTATAGGAAAGCAGGTGCAAGAAAGGAATTATCGGGAATTCGAGAATGCACTCACAGTTGCATGGCATACGGAGGCATTTGCGCGGCAGCGTAGGCTACCGAAACTCGAAAAGATTCTCAAAGAGGTGCGAAAGCCACCCAGGAAAGCAGAGAGCAGGAGCGATGCCATTCTCAAGGCAATGGCGGCGGCTAAAGGAGTTATTATAAAATAAGGAGGGAGAGTCATGGCAATCATACGAAATCTGGTCGTCAAAATCGCGGCTGACATTTCCTCCTTGTCCAAAGGACTACAAACGGCGCAAAAGCAAATTCAGAAAGTTGCCTCCTCTTTTACGCGGGCGGGGACAAAACTGACGGCAGGAGTTACCGCGCCGCTTGTAGCCCTGGGTGCATCAGCAATCAATATCTCAAAATCGTTTGAGCAGAGCATGGCGAACGCCGCATCCGTCGCAATGGCGACCGGAGATGAATTGCAAGCGATGACAGACCTTGCCCGCGAAATGGGCGCAAAGACTGCCTTTTCGGCTTCCGAGGCTGCGGATGCACTCTACTACATGGCATCGGCTGGTTATAAACTCGACGACATGACACAGTCGATTGAGGCGACGCTAAACCTTGCCTCTGCGACACAGAGCGACCTTGCATTCACCACAGACACGGTTGTTGCGGCATTAAACCAATTTCAACTCGGGGCGGCGGGTGCAGAGCGAGTTGCCAATTTGTATGCGGCCGCCATCGGTGCGTCCCAGGCAGATATGGACAAACTTGCTTTCTCGATGAACTATGTTGGCCCTGTGGCGAACAGCCTCGGGTGGGAGATCGAGGAAGTCGTCGGAGCATTGTCCGTGCTATATGATGCGGGCTATGATGGGTCAATGGCAGGTACATCCTTACGGCAGTCTCTCGTTGCTCTAATGAACCCAACCTCGGCAGCGCAGAAAGTGTTTGACGAACTTGGTATCAGTTTAGAGCAACTTGACCCGACCTCAAACGACCTTGCCTCAATCCTCGATACATTGTCGAACGCAGGAATGACGACCGCACAGGCAATGGAAGTGTTCGGCGCAAGAGCAGGCCCCGGTATGTTGTCTCTGTTGGCGGCGGGCGGTGATGCCGTCCGTGATATGACCGAAGCAATCACGGGAACGAATGCGGCGAATGATATGGCGGCAATGCAGGTCGATACCTTGCAGGGACAACTCAAGATTCTGGAATCGGAGTTGGAAGAGGTGGCTCTCCAATTCGGGGATATCCTCATCCCAATCATCCGAGAACTGCTGCAAAAATACATTTCACCGCTTACAAACAGGCTGATGAGTTTGAGCGCAGGAACGAAAAAGAACATCGTGGTTATTGCACTCCTTGCGGCAGCGATAGGCCCGCTCCTGCTCGTGGTCGGGAAATTGATTTCGAGCGTCGGAACGATCATCAAACTCGGGTCGCTATTGTTCTCGAAGACTGGACTTATCATTGCAGCTATCGTTGCGGCCGTGGTAGTGATTAAAAAACTGTGGGATACCAATGAGGATTTCCGAAATGCTGTAACCGCAATCTGGGAGAAGGTCAAAAATTTCATCCTCAATGCCGTTGAAGCAATCAAGGATTGGTGGGATAAAAACGGGGAGAAACTCGTCAAAAAGGTAGTGAGTACCCTCAAGTCCCTTTGGAAAATCGTCAAACAGATTTTTGGCAAAATTCAGAAGATTGCGGAAAAAGTATGGGGGATCGTAAAGGACATCGTCATTGACGTGGTCGTGGCTATCCGTGATTTTTGGGAGAAGAACGGAGCGCAAATATGGGCGACGGTCAAAACGCTGTTCACCAATATCTGGAATATCGCAAGCACCGCTTTTGATATTATCTATAATGCGGTGCTGAAATTTTTGGACTATGTCCGTCCGATATGGGAGAACATCAAGCAGTTGTTCTCCTCGCTCTGGGACACCCTGGTCGAATTATATGAGACCTTAAAGCCTGTCTTTGACCTTATCGGCGGGCTGGTCATGACTCTGCTCGGTGTGGTGACGGGAGTCCTTTCTGGGATTATTGAGGCACTTGGCCCTTTTATTCAAGCGGTCATAGATGTCGCACAAGCCATCTTGGAAATAATCCAGGTGATTTGCGCCGTGCTTCGCGGCGACTGGTCGGAAGCCTGGGAACATATGAAAAATGTGGCGTCCAATCTTTGGGACGCCATAAAAAATATATTCCTCGGGATATGGGAGTTTATCCAGGGATTTTGCGAGGGAGTAAAGAATTTCTTTGGTAACCTCGGTGAAAATATTGTCGCCATCTTCAAAAGTGCCTGGGAAGGGATTAGTGGCTTTTTTACAAACCTGTGGGAAGGCATAAAATCCGCGGCATCATGGATATGGGACACCATAACCGGGCTGTTCTCGAAAATCGGAGATTTCTTCTCCGGGCTGTTTAAGGATGCATTCAATTGGGGCAAGAACCTGATACAGAACATCGGAGACGGCATCAAAAAGGCTTGGGACTGGGTAGTAGACGGAGTTAAAGGGGTCGGGCAGTCGATTGCGGACTTCCTCGGATTTGGTTCACCTACCAAGAAAGGACCGGGGCATAAGGCAGACGAGTGGATACCAAACCTCATGGATATGATGGCGCAGGGGATGTATAACGACATCCCTATGATCCAGCGAGCAGCTATCCAGGTGGCGAACGCTCTTGGATTAACGACTACAACCAACCGTGCAATGGTGGGGACAGGGACGAGTCCGAATGCCGATTTATTGAACGGCATCTTGCAAGGAATGGCGGCGATGAACGGTATGGGAGGAGAAACAAGCAATAAGGAGATAGCATTACAGATTGACGGTCAGACATTTGCCAGGTTGATTGTTCCAAACATCACAAGGGAATATAAGCGCAACGGTATTGAGTTAAAGGGGGTGTAGTGCGATGGATTTTTTCTCGATAAACGGAAAGAGCATAAAAGCCCCGACGGAAATGACGATCTCCCCGGAACATCTTGATAAAGCCGAGCGAACGATGGACGGAACAATGGTGATTGACATCATCGGGACTAAGAAAAAAGTGGACGTGTCCTGGGAATATTTAACTAAAGAGGATATGAAGACGTTAGCGACGGAGTCGGGAAGTGACCGATTTTCCGAAATTTCTTTTCATGATGAAAAGACCGGAGTGCCGGTGCAAATGACTGCAAGGGCAGAAAGTTTGACCTATATGCCGTACTATGACTGGGCAAAGGCTCAACTGATTTGGAAGAGCGTATCGGTTACGTTCAAGGAAAGGTAGCACGGTATGGAGTATTCAGATAATCCGCGCAAGGTGTACGGGAAAGTAGAAATCGTTTACAGCGACAAAGAAATCAGCAGCAATATGGGCATAACAGTCAGCGGTAACTCGAAAATCAGCCACCCGCGCGAGGTGTTTGAGGGGTATGTCTCGCCGACAGTCAGAGCCTGTACAATGGATGGAAATTCCGATATGAGCGGCTCATACCAAATGGTAGACGATACCTGCATCGTTGGCTGGTGGTCTGGCGGTTTATGTGGCACAGGAGGAGTGTTCGAGGTTAAACCATATATCGAGTTGTCGTTTGTGTTACGCCCGATTATCTCATGGATCATCCGAGGCGATGATAAGCTCAATCAATACCCCGTTGACTTTACGATTGAATACAAATCGAACGGAGAGATTGTGCATACCGAGGAAATCACGGGGAATAGTGCAATAGAGATTAAACTTGAACCCAAAGTCAATGATATCACCTCTATTCGAATGACCATTGCGAAATGGAGTACGCCGAATGCGTGTGCAAAGATCATACAGTTTTATGATAAACTATATGAGGAGTACACGGGAGATGCCATGCAGATGTTTGAGGTTAACGAGGAGATGTGTTCGACCGATGGGAATTACAATATTAACTCCGATACCATGACCGTTACGCTTCATAACACCGACAGAAAATTCGATAAAGGCTATCTTCGTTCGCTTATGATTTTAGGGAGAAAGGTACAGCCGTCTATCGGAATAGAAAAGGACGGAAAAGTTATGTACACCAGATTGGGGACTTTTTATTCCGAGGAATGGCAGGTGGAGCAGGACAGCCAATGGGTAAAGTGTACAGCGGTAGATAGGCTGATGCGCTTGCAGAGCCAAACATACATGGGCTATCCGTTAACGGAACAAGTTTCAGTATATGACCTGGCAAGGGACATCCTGTTGAAAAGCGGGCATTCCGAAAACGAATTTGAGATATCTGTTGATCTCAAGGACATGGTTATAGGGTTGGCGTATTTGCCCAAAACGACAGTTTGGGATGCATTACAGGAAATCGCAAATGCAGCGTTGTGTAAAATCTTTGTCGATAGGGAAGACCGAATCCATGTACGCAGCGAACAGGCTGAAACCGAACAAGTGGGGATCGAGATAAACCCGAGCAATATGTTCAGTTATAAGTCGAGTATAACTTTGACGGAGTTCGCAAACAGCATCAAGGTAGAGTACACAGATGTGGAAATTGCCGACGATATCATAGAGGTGGCAGAACTCGAGATAACGTTGGCTGGGAATGAGGTTCGGGAGGTGTCTTTGGATTACTCTTCGGACGTTGCATATGCCGTCATTTTGTCAAGCAATGTCAATGTGCGGGCAGTTATGGAGCAGGGAGGGGTCAATTCATGCCTCTTGACACTCACAAATCGTACAGGGACATCACAAACGACAACATTGACCGTTGAAGGGAATGCGATAGAACTTAATTCTCATACGGTGGTGGTTGAAGACGAGGACAGCGTAAACAGTTATGGAACGGTAGAGTATTCGCATACGGCATCGGAACTTGTGCAAAGCGAATCGCAAGCACGATACATCGGCGGAGTTATCCTTGCGAAAATGCGGGCGGGCGAGGGCGTGATTACAACCGAGTGGCGTGGTAATCCCGCATTAGAGATCGGGGCGAGTTATAGTAGTACAGACCGCTTTGGTGATAAAAAAGAGTTGATATGCGAATACAATAAATTTTCTTACGACGGGGGTCTGAAACAACAGACACGCGGACGATTGAAATAGGAGGGCAACACATGGCTTCGTGGAAAGAACCCGAAACAAATCACACGGCGGGGGATCAAGTCACGCCGGAAATTTTCAATACACTTGCCGAGAATGAGGTGTATTTGAATGAAACAAAAATAACGACAAACCAGGTGCAGGAGGCAACGGTTATGAGCGAAACAAGCGCAACACGGGAGAACTTGACGGAACAGGACACCGTGATGGGCGCATTCGGTAAAATACGAAAATGGTTTGCCGATTTGCGAGCATTGGCATTCAAGGATACGGTGGCAACCGCCGATATTAATAATTCAGCGGTAACGTCTGATAAAATTGCATCTTCCGCCGTGACAAGCACAAAATTGGGGACGAGTTCCGTCATAACATCGAAAATCAATGCATTGGCGGTTACAACCGAGAAATTGGCAAATCTTGCTGTAACGGCGGCAAAACTTGCCGCAAATGCCGTTACGACGGAAAAGATTGCAGATTCGGCCGTTACGGATGCCAAGATATCATCGGTGTCTGCGAGCAAAGTGTCGGGACTTGCGACAGTTGCTACGACGGGTAGCTATAATGACTTGACTAATAAACCAACGTTCTCTTCGGGTATTACACTGGATAGAACAACAGTGACGCTGAATAAGCAATATAACATCCCCGCAACGGGTGTTTATTTGTGTTTTGCAAGTTATCTTAATGCAGGAAGTGCAAAGTCCGTTGCGTGCTTGGGAACAATGTCAAATAATCCGAGGGTGGATAACGGTACTTGTAGCGGAATATCCACAATTTATTATTCTGGAGGACGAAGAAATATACAATTAAGGTGTCAGTATGTAAGCACCACGGCAATAATCTACAGAATGTATATTTCGAGCAATGAAACAACTTGCCCCAATACGCAGTTTAATGGGGATGGGACGTTTACTATAACAATGTTTAAAATCAGTGGTCTGTCGGCAATTTCGTAAGGAGAGGTATGAGTAAAAACAGAATACGACTTATACGGGGCGATGCGTTCAGCATCGCCTTTCATAACGTATGCCTCCCGATTATCGTTGACGGCGAAGGGATAGAGTGCAATGGGATAACCGAAGAGGATAGGCTCGAGTTCTCTATTCGCCGGAAAGACCATTCGGCTGTTCTTGCGAAAACGTATCCGGGGGAGATGGAGAGGAATGGAAATACATTTTATGTAACGTTGACGGCTGAAGAAACGAAAAAACTCCCATGTATCCTTTATAGGATACAGTTGGAAGTCGATATAGCCAACCGAGGAGAGGAGGTGTACACGCTTGTCGATAAGGAATTGGAGGTGGTGGCAAAATGAATGAGTGCAATGCAAAATGCGACTGCATTCGAACGGAGCCGTTTCATACGATTACCAAAAAGTATTCGGGTATTGAAAACGATGCGCTTGAAACAGTCGTAGACAATAAGGCTTGGACGATAGAGGTAAAACAGAAACCCCAGCAGTATCAAAGCAAGTATGCGTTTCCGAATATAGGAAACCCTGCTGTGCTTTATGTCGACGTGAAAGAGAACGAGACATATCGTTGGGACGAGGGAACAAGGCAGTATGTCTGTATAGGTACAGACTATCGCGCTATAAAAATTATTAATGGAGGGAATGCAAGACAATGAGCAACAGAATTCTTGACAGTCAGATTCAGAGCAGAAACGATACGGCGGCGAATTGGTCGTCCGTGAACCCGGTGCTTTTGAAAGGCGAAATTGGTATCGAAATTGATACAAGGAAGATGAAGGTCGGCGATGGGACTTCGGCATGGAATGACCTTAAATATCTGAAAGATGATATTGTCATTGCATCGGCAAATCCCGCGACAACGGATAAAGACTACGATCTCGGCGAATTTTGGCTGAACCAGACGGATAAGACATTCTTCGTCATGGTCGCAAAGACGGAGAGTGCGGCCGAGTGGAAACGGATTCCGAATGCGGATGAACTCGTTGTGGTCGCGGAGGCGCAGACCGCACAGAGACTCAAAACAGCCAGGAGTATCAGTATCATCGGGGATGCGACGGGCGCAACGACTTTTGACGGCAGCGCAGATGCAAGCATCACGCTTGTTCTGAAAAACTCCGGGGCGAGCGCAGGAACATACACGAAAGTCACCGTAAACGAAAAGGGGCTGATTACCAAGACGGAACTTCTCACGGCAGAGGACATTCCCGCGCTTACCCTGGCAAAGATTACAGACGCAGGAACAGCGGCGGCAAGGGATGTCGGTACAGCCCAGGGAAACCTTGTTGAAGTAGGGGCAAACGGTAAAATTCCCGACAGCGTTTTGCCTCCGCTTGCGATTACCGAACCTCACGCTGTTGCGAATGAAACCGAGATGCTCGCGCTTGATGCGCAGGTCGGTGACATTGCAATTCGCGCGGATGAGGGAAAGTCCTACATTCTGAAACAGACTCCGGCGTCAACTATTGGCAACTGGCTTGAACTGAAGTCTCCCGAATGCAAGGTACTGTCCGTAAACGGAAAGACAGGGGCAGTCGTATTGACGACCTCCGATATTGCAGAGGGAACTCACCTGTATTATACAGAGGAACGGGCGTCGGCAAACTTTCAATCCAACTATAAGGCTGCAAGTTCCGCTGACCTCACGGACGGTGATACAATTCTCCACGCAACGGATACCCTGGTGCTTAACGGGGGAAATGCCTAAAAGATGGTATCAATTATCATAAGTATCTGTGCAAGCATCATCAGCGGGATGGTGCTTTTTTTCTTACAGCGGTTTTTCAAACGAAAAACGAAAAAGGATGAGGAGCGCGATGCGACAAAGGCGAGGGAGAATATGCTCATCCTTAAAAGCATTGATGCCGTGGGGAAACTCACCTATGCCAATGCCGTTGCAATTCGAGACGGAAAAACCAATGGGGAAATGCACGAGGCGATGGAAGCCTATCAGGAAAACAAAACAGAGATGTACGAATATCTCCTGGAACAGAATTCGAAAAAATAAGAAGGAGGGAATATGGAGAGTTATTTGGAATTGGTCAGTGTACCTGCGATTGCGGTTGTCGTGTATTGGGTGATCGCCATCATTAAGTACGCAGTCAAAGAGAATGAGACGTTCAAAAGATTTATTCCGCTGATTGCCGCAGGGTTGGGCGTAATCCTCGGGGTAGTGGCTTACTACCTTGTGCCGGGCATTATTCCCGCTGATAATGTAGTGGTCGCCATTATCGTCGGTGGTGCGAGCGGCTTGACTGCTACGGGCGTTAATCAGATCATTAAACAACTTTCTGGTAAGGATGATGGCAATGAGCAGAAGTAACCTTGTGAAGTGTGAAATCGCAAATGCCATCGTAATGCAACTATGGGTAAAATGCCTTATTTCAACGGAAGAACGAGATGCGATTATAGCCAAAAACAAACGCACTTTTCTTTCCGAATAAAGCGGTTTTTCTCTGGACTTTCGTCGCAAAGTACGCTATCGTTTGTCCTGCCCTGGGATGGGCAGGACAAATTTTTTATCGTCAATAAGTCCTCACATCACATAGGGAGAATAAGACGAAAAGTCTAAAAGGAGGTTGGAATGAACAAAAAGAGAGCTGCAGCATACGCCAGAGTATCTACCAACAGTCGGGCGCAGGAACATAGTTTTGAGTTTCAAAGTCGATATTGGAATCAGACACTCGGCAACAACGATGACTACGATTATATCGGCTTATTCGCAGACAAAGGAATAAGCGGAAAATATGTTAATCGTCGTCCACAGTTCCTTGCCCTTATGGAATTATGCAACCGTGGAGATGTAGATATCATCTTTACTAAATCCGTTCAGAGGTTCGCACGAAATGCAGAGGAACTTCTAAAATATGTACGGGCATTGCGAGAGAAAGGAATCGAGGTATATTTCGAAAAAGAGAATATTCACACCTTAAACCCCGACACCGAGTTATATCTGACAATCGCCGCCGCAATCGCCGAAGAGGACTTGACACGATACAGTAACAATGTTGCATGGTCAATCAAGGACAGGTTCGAGAGAGGGGAAATGATACTCGGGCCGAGGATTTATGGATACCGTAAGACGGCAGAGAATAGGCTGATTGTTTACCCCGATGAGGCGCGAATCGTAAGACTGATTTTTGAGGAGTATATCAAGGGAGATGTAAGTACATTAAAAATTGCCAAGAAATTGAATTCTATGGGGATACCTTCCCCAAATGGTGGGGAGTGGCTTTGTAGCCAAATATCATACATTATAAAGAACGAAAAATATTATGGCGACATGATTTTACAGAAGACATTCGTAGAGGGCGGGGTAAAATATGCCAATCGGGGAGAGCGAATCAGATACTATGTGGAGAATAGTCATGAGCCGATTATAAGTAAGGAAATATGGGATAAAGCGCAAGAGGTATTGGGGCAAAGAGCGAACCCACACCTCGTAGGGGCGAAACTAAAATCATACCCGTTCACGGGGCTGATTGTCTGTGGCGCGTGTGGCGCGAATTATACCCATAAAGTAAATAACAGCGGAACGATTTCACAGGCGAATTTTTGGAAGTGCCACATAGCAATACAAAAAGGGGTAAAATACTGCCATAATCCAGGGATAAAAGAAAAAGTTTTATACGACCTCTTCGTAGATTGCTACAATGAATTCGTGACTGAGGGGTATTATAAAAAAACTGTCGATAATACCGAAGCGCTTGACAGGCTGGCTCGCCTTAACGAAAGCGAAACAGAGTTGACGTTGCTGATGACTCGGGGAGTAATAAATCAGAATCAATACCTGGAAGAACAACAGCGTATCAGATTTGAGATGCAAAGTATCCAAAGAAAATTACACGAAGAGAGAACGTATCTTGTTCAAGGGAGCGACTTCCACCCGATAAAGAAGTTCGATGAGGATAAGTTATATAAGTTTATAAAAAGGGTAGTCGTGAAAGATTGGACGGTTACGTTCGAATTCTTTAACGGAGTATGCATCACTCGCTCCTATACCAATGGACAGCCAGGAAACATCAAAGATTGGAAGTTAAAACAAAAACAACGGAGGGAGGAACAGAATGGACAGTAATCAGAGAATCGTGCGGACAATCCCCGCATCGTTTACGAGGACAACCTCGCAAGTCGTTCGGCTGCTAAATGTAGGTGCATATGCTCGAGTAAGTACAAAAAAGGAAGAACAGGAGGACAGTTACGAACGGCAGGGTTCGCATTATACGAAATATATCAAATCCCATGATGGTTGGCAATTTGTGGACGT